ACATTAAGTTCTTCTTCAGTCCAGTTGTCGTCTAGCACACCCTTCTTTGGGATAAGAATTGGATACTCATGCTCTACAGTGAAGGGTCGCTTGTTTGATGAGTCACGCCACTGAGTAATTTGTCGATGAGTGGGTGGTTTTCCTCCTCTAGTTTCGGTGAGTAAAACATTGATTCGTTGATACTCGTCAAAGGCTGCTTCTGACCATTGTACTGTCCATTGAATTACCGATGCAGTATTGTTGACCACATTGACGCACTGAGCTGATAGCACGTCAGATGCAGCTCTGAGTGCGCGGTCTACTAGATTATAGGCAAATTTTCGATTCATCCCAAGTGTGGTGGTATAGTGGGCAACATGAATAAGCTTGTCCACTTCTTGTTCCCAAAGGTTATTCATAGTGCAGCTGATCCTCTAAAATTTCGTCAACTAAGTCGTTAACCTCATACCCCATTGATTGAATTAGCTCTTCTAGCTCATCTACAGCTTCTGTCGGAGAAAAATAGTACAGTTCTCTTTGTCGTTGAGGAGTTTTGGTGATACGTATTGCGCTCATCTGATGTCTCCATTCTCGTTCAACCAGATAAGTGTCTTCGTTAGTGGGTAATTGAAAATATGCACAAAACCACCAGTTAGCTCCTCCCTGAGCTCGACCACGTTGGATGGCTAGTGCATTTTTAGATCGACCAACCTTAGTAGGAGCCAATTGTTCATTAATTTCTTGAACTCCCACATACACTCCATAGCAGTCGTCAATGGATCGTAGGTTGAGATAACTATAGATGTCATGTCCTGTAATCACTGATTTCTAAGTCTCCAGGCTAAGTAAAGGTTGAAGATTTCCCAAAACACCCAACAACTAAACAGTGAAGTCCAGATTTGACCATAGTAGATTGCCAACTGCACATGAGTTCCAATAATAAAAGTGATGATACAGATTACACACCAATCAAGAAGATTCATCAGATTCAATGTCATAACAGTCCTCATTTTCAAATGTGCTCATGATCTCTGCAATCTCTTCGACTAGTCCCTCTGGATCATAAGTGATTCCTCTAGTGCTAATAGGTGAGAAAACTCCTAGTGGTAGTAGCCCTTTACCCACTCTACTGTCAGGAGTGAAAAATGTAAAAGAGTTAGTATGCGGAGAGTAGGCGTATTGTACCCGCCTTTTGTAGATAGGCGATTTACCTAATATCTGTTTCATAATGTCATCCTTAGCCAAGTCCTAGCTCCTTCCAAGTTGCTCCCTCAACGGTGCAAGTGACATCCCCATAAGTATTGACTGCATAGCTTGAGCCAATATCATAAGTTCTGCCCATCTGATAGAGGAAGTGAGAGGCTGCTTCTTCCACAGTCTCAAACTCCTCAGTCCAGCCATCAAGATCATCTAAAGATCTAAAGTAGAGAGTAACCACTACCTACGTCTTTTATTCTGTAGTGCTTCACGAGCTTTACGCTTTGCAATAGTCTGGGGAATCGGCCCAGAGTTGATCTTCACAATAAAACTCTTCATCGCCTCATAATCATGTTTTGCCTCAGTGATAATTTCACCATTTTTTACCTTCAGTCCACAAGGTAGTGTTACACCTTCATACGCCATCTTTTTTGTCCTTTATCTTTGCTCTGTTATAGGTTTCTAGTCTCTTTTGATATTCTGCCTCTGAAAGGCTGTGCCACCCAATACACTTACCAGTAGGTGATCTACCACATCCACATCCTGCCGTCATGATTCTTCTCCCTCTGGATACATCCAACTTGCGTGACAGTCTAACACGTCCCAACTTATACCAATAGAAGCGTCATGTTTATGATCTACGCGATGTAAAACATCTAATGCTTGGTCAGGTGTCAAATCTGGTCTGATTGAAAGTACATCTGCTGCACTCCAAATGATTGCAATTTCGTCATCAGCTATTTCAATGGTCTGCATTTGCCTCTCCCTAGAATGAATCTATCAAGTCTCTGATAGACTTTTCAAGATCCTCGTTTTCATTTTCGATTACTGTAATTTGGTCTCTTAAAGACTCGATCTGCTTTTTTCGCTCGTTCATCACATCGCCAAGCTCACTCAACACTACTGACAGCTTTGCAGCTAAATTTTCACCATCATTCATACTCGCCCTCCGTTGTATCAATAATTAAACCATCAAATAATTTTTCTACCTTGCTTAGTTCTTCCAACCGATGAGTTTCTGCCTCTGCTGCTGCAATAATCTCACTCTTGAAGAATTCAGGCAAGTAGTAAGGCTTTTCACGCCAATCAGCAGTGATAAGTGCCTCATACCCAAACAAACACTGACGAATTTCATAGTCAATGTTAAAGACATCTTGCTCATAGTCATGCTCTAAACAAACTTCTATATGCATTTGTGGAGTAAAATCTACCTCAATCACGTCACCCATTTGACTCTCCTAACTGGTCTCTAATAAACTGCTTAACTGTTTCCTCGTCTGCTGAGACATAGTAGTCAAACATTTCATCTATTGCAAAGTTCATAAGTGTGTCAATGTCCCAACTATCAACACACCTCTCAACTGCTTCTTCTAGTTTATCTTCAAGCTGCTGATCCATACCACAATGCCTCCATTTCCTCATACTCATCATACCAAGCATCGTCTAGCGCACAAGAAATTGCCTCTCCTGGAGACTGCTCGTCCTCATGATAGTCGCGCCAAGGAGCGTCAGGAAGGTCGTCACTAGACAAACCAAAGTGTGCAACACAGAGCTGGTCAACTTCACGTTTCCAAGAGTTAAATTTAGTATCATTTACAACCTTCATTTGCTTTTCCTCTCTTGCAGTAAATTCTTTGTAATTACCATAGATGTCAATGGGGTCTGATTTGTAGCGGTGAATCTTGAAGTCGCTCATATCCTGTCCCCCATCATAGCATCATGAGTTTCAGCAGCTAGCATGCACTCAAACTCATCTTCTTCCATCTCAGTAGCTGCATCGTATGCAAATTTGTAAGCATATCGAGCCACAGCAAGTTGCTTAAGTGCAGACTCAATTCTATCCCAGTTGTAGTCATACTCTGCTCTTTTGAGACTGTCCTCAAGGTCAGAAACTTGATGCGAATATGCCTCAGCAACTGCGAACATTTGCTCAGAAGTGGTGCAGTTGCGGATAATTGTAATGTCGTGATGTAAAGTCATTTGCCTATCTCCTATTTTCTAGAGACAGTATATCAAAGAGATAGGCAGTCAGCAAGTTCTAAGTTTTAGTAAGAAAATCTAACAGTGCTAATCAGGCTGATTCCAGCTGTGATCACAGTACACTAGGATCCCAAGACCACCAAGCTCATTCCATCTTTTGATAGTCCATCTTTTATCATCATAGAGTACATCTCCTGGCTTACAGAAGGGTAGTTTATCTTCAGCTGTGGGTACAATATTGATATGTTCACGCTCAAAACCATGCTTCTCTAACCACGCAAGTTTATTAGCATGAACAGTGTGTGCTTGCTTTGGAGTATAGTGTGAACCCATAGCAGTTAAAATTTGACAGTTGTTTTGTGTCTGATTTTCTGTCTCATAAAGAGTCATGAAGTAGTCTGCATTTGGTGTTAGTGGTGCAGTTGAAAATATACGCTCCCACTGTTCATACATAAACTTTGAGAGTTCGCCTCTTCCGCGATTGTAAAGATCACCTGTCCAGCCTAATACTTTGAGACCAGCCTCAAAATCCGCAATTACACCATCTACATCTAAATAAATCATCCAAAGATCCTTGAAACTATCTCTACTAGTGTTGTAAAAATTATAACAGCAAATGCACTCATACAAAAAGCCATCACGAGTATTTCTAATCCATCGTGTCTTTCATACCAATCTAATATTTTTCTAATCATTTGGCGCATCCCAAGGTAAGTTATCAATGTTTTCAATATCAATTATACCACAAATATACGTTTCTGACTCTTGTGGTTCAAAGCCATTCTCCATTAACCAATCCCACCAATCTTCGGAATCTTCAATGATTTCTTGTAACTCAGTTTTCTGTTCTTCAGTCCAACCTACTTTATGAACTCGAATATCTGCCCAAACTCCGTCCCAAGTATCATTTAGTTCAAAATCTGTTAGAGCTGAGATTTCAAAGTCATCATGAGTATTGTTCTCTTCACAGTACTTGTTATGATCTTTTAATTCCTGTAACTCTTCATCTGTAACATCAGCAAAGAAAGTACCCCATCTCCAACCTTGTTCATAGTGTACCCATACTTTTGTTTCTTCATTGTAAAAAAACTCAATATCAACAACAGATTTTTTATATGTAGGTTCTAATTTTATTAGTGTCATTTAGCCCTCTATTTTATATTGAAAAGTAATATTTTTATCTTCAGATTCGTCAATGTAGGTTTCCATAGAGGGATGATCTTCTACCTCACAATTACACCAAGGATCTGTAATTACCACAGTGTTATTGCGAAACATGATATTAGCAGCATGAAGGTCTATTTTACGAAAACTAGCAGTGTCTTCATAAGGTACTTCTTCTTCATCTTCTGAAGTAAAACAATCTGTCTTTTTCTCAATAGTATTTTTTAAGTCAAAAAATGTATCAAACCCCCACGGAAACAATTCAAACTGATACTCTTCCCACTCTTCTTCAAACTTTTCCTCACTGATTGTACCTAAAATTAATTTACTGATAGATTCAGCTAGTGCATATCTACTGATTTCCTCGTCATCAAAGTCAATAGGATCAGCAGTAAGATGCTCCATGGTAGCTACATAGTAATCATTTGAATGATCAACGTGCATATTATATATAAGTGGAGTATGGCAGTTCTCACCTAAATCTTTACAAAACTCGATGTAGTCAATCCAAGGATCAAAAGTGGTATTACCAATCTTAATAACCTTACACTCATAAGGTTTGCCGTGTTGAAGTACTGCTGAATATACACCTGCTCCGATAATTGCATTACCTGCTTTAGCTGTGTTTTTTAGAACTTTAAGTGCTGTTGCCATTGCCTACTCCTTTTATGTTGGTATCCCGTAGGGGAGTCGAACCCCTGTTGCCGCCGTGAAAGGGCGATGTCCTAGGCCACTAGACGAACGGGACTTTTATTACTCGTGTTCTCCACCCGGATCATTTGCATCTAATTTAACTTTCTTACCATTAATCCACATATTCTGTCTTGTACGACTTGCACTGTGATAACCAGGTTTAATAAAGAAAGCAGGATTGTTGGTTGCTACAGTGAAAGTTCCAACAGTTACAACAATTGCTGCTAAGAGTAGTGCATGTGCTACCATGCTTATTCCCATAACTACAAAACTGCCTAACCACATACTAAATACGATACACCACATCCAAGCTAATACTTGTAGTACCATGTGTCTTACTTGTAAGTCTGGAATGTTTTTGAGTGGATTATATCTGTGATCCATCACACCATTCCAACAATTTATAATAAATGTGCTCACTGGTCTTACTCCTTGTCTATAAATTACTTTCAGTGGATAGTGAGCATCCACTGAATCCTTAAACTCTATGGCATCATATTGATTAAGAAAATATCTTGTAACCACGTGATCTCTAAAATATGCTTTGACTCGGTACATAGTTGTTAATCAAGTGATTCTTTGTATTCACGTTCAATAATAGTGCCTTCTGTAAGAAGCATCAGAGTACGAAGTTTTCTTATCTCGTCTGAAGTAAGTTTGCTAACTTGATTCTCAATATTCTCATTAGATGAGTCTTTTGCTATTGAAATAAGAGCATTTTCTAGTACTTCGTATGAATAGCTATCCATATCGCTTCTCCTCTAAATTAGTCAGTGATAACAATCCACTGAACGCCAGTCTCTGGGCTATCACCTACAATAAAGTTGCCAGGCTTCGACCAATCAACATTTGCCATAATTGCAGCATGTTCAACGTCTTTGTGGAATTTTGAGATGTTCTCTGTAGTCTGTGAACTGTGAATTTGAATTTCATCGGGTTGGTTTAGATAATGAGATCCAGCAGCCAATGCCCCGATAATAAGTAGTGCTTCCATATTGTTACTCCTTTTATATGGTTATGAGTAAATATAACAAAAAACAGGCTTAAACGCAAGAGAGGAGTGAACTTGCATTGTCCACTCCTCCAAGAGCATTTCGATCCTGACGATCAATCAATAGATCAACTCCGTGTCAGACAAGGTGTAGGTTGTACCGCCTACATAGGCTTGCGATTCTGACTTGAGATTCTGCTTTATCACACTCTGGTAGTGAAGTGTCGGTTAAGACCACCCTATGTTGTTTTAGTGTCATGTATAATAGTCAACAAAGAAACTATGTTAGGAAGCACTCCGCTTATGTGAAAACTTCCCCTTGACGATGACTCAGTATTAGTAACCCCTGAGGTACGGTAACTTCAATAGATGCGCATCTAAAGAAGTGTTGCGGGGCAGAGCCTGTAAATAAACACAGGTTGCACCTTCTCCTTTGTCCAGCATTTCGCAACATTGCAGGCGGTGCTGGGTTCGCCTCTTCTCTCAACCTAGTACTATGCTTTACAGCCAACGGCGCTGAGAGAGGAAACTGTGCCTACCCCCGAAAGAGTAGGACTTTAGTAGTAGCTTAGTTAGCTACTACTGAGATCAGCCGTGATAGTGCTGCCTTAGTAGCACCCTCGAAGCCAGAGACATCGAAGCCGTTAGACTCGATCTCACGCAGGATTTCTTTCTTAGAAGGACCTTCCTGCTTTGCAGCCGCCTTCTTAGGAGACGCTACATAAACGCCCTCACGGACGAGTTTAGAACGGACAGAACGAACAGTTTTATCCAGTTCAGCGGCAATTTGGTCAAGACCATCGTTGCCAAGCTCATTATACATAGCAATCATAGAGTCAACCATTTCGGCGGAGTAATTAGTAGTTTTTGCTTCAGCCATAATTCACCTCATTAGCTCTGAAACGTGGTGGCAATAGTCAGAGGCATTGCCGTTCCCTCATTTTGTAAAACAATATTAACAAATAAAAAACATACAAGCAACTATGATTTTAATGTTTTTTCTATCTCTGATATAAGTGCTTTTGAAAATATCTCATTATCACTGGGTTGTTGGTGTTTTAAGAGACCTGCTATTTTAGTGGAAAAATAGTGTTTATCAAATATTTTAGCCTCATGCCCAGAATGTTTTATGTGTATTGTTTTTTTATTTGCAAGTAACGATTTAAGCAAGAATAGGTTAGAATGATATCTTAAACTATTTATCCTCTCATTGTAGATTACGTCTTTGAAAAACTTAAGTTTATCCCTAAGATCTTTAGTCGCAGCTACGTCTGGATAGTTTTTAATCTTAGTGAGGAAGCGTTCCCAACCTTTGTCAGAACTCAACGCATCAGATACCTCATGAGTTGGGAAGTCTCTTGACCACCCTGGAAAATATAAGAAAAAGGGGTCAGTGTGAAATATAACATATAAATCAAAGTTTTTATGCTTATTTACTTGATAAACTATTCTCTCAAGAGAGCTACACATAAAACCATACCAGTTTATTGTGTAATCAGTAAAGTGAGCATTAACTAATTGAGAATAATGACCCCCGTTTTTATGGTTGCGATATTTTGCTGCTGAATGCCCAAAAATGCCAATTTTCATGTTCTACCTATGTTGGTGGAGCCGGAGGGACTCGAACCCACGACCTTCTGGGTACAACCCAGACGCTCTCCCTACTGAGCTACGGCCCAAAGCAATGGAAGGATTTGAACCTTGTAATTACGCATAACCACTCTGCCACGCACTGCTACTGAAACTGTAAAAAATCATGGGGAAGACTGTGTTCTCTACTAGCGAAGGTTTTTTTGAATGGCGCCTAGTGTAAACACATCGTGGGCTTCTCTTGCTTTCGATACTAACAGGACTTCCCCTGAGACTTT